GACCTCCTCACCCAGGCATCTGGCGCCAACTACTACTGGTCACGCGCTCCAGGCAAGTTCGTCAACAAGACCAACGGCGCCCTGATCACCCGTGCAACCAACGCTCCAGGACCAGCCTTCACCGGTACCGTCCGTGAGTGGTATGAGACCCTCGTTGAGACCGTCATCGACGTTGCAAACGAGATCCACCGCAAGACCCTGCGCGGATCGGCCAACTTCATCGTTGTCTCGCCAGACGTGGCAACCATGCTCGAGGCCTCCGTCCTCTACCGCCCAGCCTACTCGCTCGACGGTTCAGGCCAGGTTGGAACTCCATTCCAGCTCGGCGCAGAGAAGATCGGCACCCTCTCGAACCGCTTCACCGTCTACAAGGATCCTTACTTCCCACGTAACAAGATCCTCGTCGGCTTCAAGGGCGGCTCGTACCTGGAAACCGGTTACGTCTATGCTCCATACGTTCCGCTGATCGTCACCCCAACTATCTTCTCGCCAGAGGATTTCACTCCTCGCAAGGGTGTCATGACCCGCTACGGCAAGAAGATGGTTCGCGCTGACTTCTACGGCACTGTTACCGTCCTCGATCTGAACATCATCTGATAGAACTTAGGTTCTAAGATGACTGGGGCTGGTCCGAAGGACCAGCCCCTTTTTTATTCATTTGAGGTCTTGCTTGTATTATTTACTGTAATCCACGCAAGGGCATAATGAATGACAGAAACTGCGGCTTTGACTGCTTTGAAGAATAAGTTTAGCTAAAGGAATTAGAGTAATACAAGCTATCTGATACAAAATCAGATTTATCTCCTCTCCAGCTCCTATTTAGCTTGGGAGGGTGCAACCTTGGCTACATTTGCCTCAACTTTTAGGCCAACCCCATTTGGTTTTTTCGACTCAGACGTCAATTTTCAGACTGAAGCTGACTCGATGATAACTTTCGTCAAGAGGAAGCTTGGAGATGATGTCCTTTCGGTGGAGCTCACTTCAAAGCAGATATGGGCATGCTTCGAGGAGGCCTGCCTTGAATACAGCTACATCTATAATCTCCACCAGGCAAAATCCCAGCTTTCATCAATTATGGGATCACCAACTGGCTCTCTTAGCGGAAGAGAGAACCAATATCCAAAGAACACACTTGAATTTGCTCTGAGGCTTTCAGAACCCTACATTTCAAATGCTGGATTGGGTGGATCTTACAATACGATATCGGGATCGATAGTCCTCGAGAAGAATCGACAGGACTATGACCTCTATACTGAGCTGAAGGATTCAGCAGGAATTCCAATCATTTCCTCTTCACTCAATTCTCTTGGCGGCAAGATGAAGATCTTTGAGGTCTTCCACTATTCTCCGCAGGCTGCCTACCGTTTCTTCGACACTACTTCAGCAATAAACTATCTCAATAACGAGTTCTCTTTCGAGTCCTTCACGCCTGAGACAGTCTTCTATGTCCTTCCGGTGTTCGAGGACATCCTCCGTGGCGGCCAGATGTCACTCTCTAATAGGGTGAGGCGTTCCAACTACTCCTGGATGATTACTGGGACGAAGATCAGAATATTTCCCGCTCCTACAGGGACAACAAATCCAATGCGGCTCTTCATTAGGGCAGGCTTCCAGCAGGACCCCTACAATCCAGCATTCAATGACGGGTCGATTAATGGCGTGAGCGGCGTCGGAAATGCGCCGTTTGGAAACTTGAGCTATTCCTCCTTGAATTCGATTGGAAGGCAGTGGATAAGAGAATTCACACTTGCCCTTGCCAAAGAGCTGCTGGGTCTCATCCGTTCAAAATTCACTACTGTTCCGATTCCAGGTGGGGAGCTCACGCTTAATGGTGGCGATCTCGTTACTCAGGGAAGAGATGAGAAGGATAAACTGATCACTCAGTTCAAAGAGATGCTTGATTCAATGACATATGACAAGCTTATGGAGACTCAAGCTGCACAGCTGGACAATCTCCAGAAGATCTTGAGAGGAGTTCCAATACCGATGGGTAAGGCCATCATAATAGGGTGATGTATGGCTAGACTTTTCATAACTCCGAGAGAGCTTGATTTCATATCGGATATTACAAAAGAAGTCATAAAAGACGTTGCTGGTCAGAAGGTATTCTACTATAGGATTAGAGAAGACCTTTCCAACACTCACGATATTTACTCAGAGGCAACTGAAAAAGTATTCGATCCACCGATAGAGATAGAGGCTCTAGTGGAATGGAATGAGACAAGCGTCACTACTAATAATTTCGGTATTGATGTAGTCAATGACGTTAATGTCATGGTCCACATGAGAGATCTACTTGACAAAAATGTCGTCTTGAGAGTTGGAGACTACTTCAGCTATGGAGCTTCATTCTACGAAATAGCACAGCTCAAAACAATATCAAAGATATTTGGACAAGTTGAGCACTCCACTGGCTACAGACTTGTTGGCAAATATGCTCGCCAGGGTCTCGTTTCTAAGAAACCTCTTGGTCCGACTCTCGAGCAGTATACGGACGAAGACGCAGTTCAAGATACATATTCTCAGCAGCGTGGTGTTGAGACTAACATCGAGGGCCCAACTAACGATAGAAGGGAGCTTGTTGAAAAGGGAATTCTTGATGTCCCACTAACAGGCCCGCGGAGGGTTGCGCGTGACACTACGGGTTCTTCTTTCTATGGAGATGATGACACCTAATGGCTACAAGATACAACAAAACTGATGCCATCTGGGGGCGTCTGCCAAGTGGTTACGAGGGAGTGCCTTCTCCTGACCTGAAGATTGAACCTTCAGGACCAGAAGATGTCGATAGAGCTTTCTTTGAATATTTCAATAGCCAACTTCCGCTGTTCTACAAGGACTCAGAGTCTTCAGGCCAACAGCTTAGAGTTCCTGTAATATTCTCCACTGGAGAAAGATTTGCAGTTGGATCAAAGAAAGAGCCAAACAGGGACAAGAACGGCGCCCTGATGCTTCCTCTGGTTTCAATAACAAGAAGCGGAATAGAGCAAGAGCATACGAAGGGCGGCGGTGTAAGCGATAGATTTAATGAGATGGTGGTAAGAAACAGGATATCACCAGGTGATCCAGTCTATCAAGCAGCAATGAATGCTCTTAATTTGAAGAACACTAAGTTCTCAAATTCAAAAAACACAACAAATACTTCTGCAAGAGATGATCTTCTGAGTCCCAATTTAAAAACAGGGCACATTTACGAAGTTTTTGTCATACCATCTCCAAAGTATTACACAGTAAAGTATGAAGTTACTTTCTGGGGTCAATACATGCAGCAAGTTAATTCGATGATGACTTCCCTTATGGGATCTTACATACAGCCTGGTGGTCGAACTGCAAGGATAGAGTCCAAAAAGGGATATTGGTATGTTGCCTATTTTGAGCAGGCATTCAATATTGATAACAACTTTTCTGATTTTTCAGAAAATGAAAGAGTCATCAAAGCTACTATATCTGCTGAAGTTCCAAGCTATCTTATTCTTCCAACATTCCCAGGATCTCCAAACGGAATAAGAAGCTATTTGTCAGCCCCAGAAATAGCCTTTGAAACCGTCTTGACATCGGATGTCAATTTAGAAGCTGGTCGGTCTCCAGAGCCAAATCTCGACAGTGGAAAAGAAAAGAGCTACATCCTCTCTGATATAGAGACAACAGATAGCCCTCCCTATTCTGATCAAGTAGGAATTCCGCCTGAAGTTACGGCAGTTGCTAAGGTCGACACTAAAGATAGATTGCATAAAATTGAAAGGCTTTCAGTTGATCCAAGAACTGGTGAGCCGACAAATGTTTTGGTCAGGGTCAAAGATGCTAATTCGAAAAAAGGCGAAACCGTGATAATGGTTGATGACTTTTTAAAGTTAGTGAATAAGTCTTGAATCTTCGATTTCTCGAAGATAGTTAAAATTCGATATGTTTAGGAGCATCTAAATGGCTGAGCAGACTTTCCGTTCACCGGGATTTTTCGAGCAGGAGATTGAGCTCATTGCCGGCGCGGCTGGGCCCGTCGGCACACCTGCAGGAGTTATTGGACCTTCCACAAAAGGTCCAGCTTTCGTCCCAGTGACTGTTGCAAATTTTACCGACTTTCAGACCAGGTTCGGAGGCCTTGATCCAGAGATTCAGGCACCATATGCCGTAAATGAGTGGCTAAAGAACAAGGGTGCTCTTACTTACGTCAGAGTCCTTGGAGCTGGAGCAAATAAGGATCTTGCTGATATTGATACCACTATTGCTCAGGGAACTGTCAAGAACGCTGGCTTTAAGATAGCTTCTCACGATGTTGGTTCTTACTCTGAAGCTTCAGTCCAGTTTATCACAGCAAAGCACTTCATATCGGCCTCCTCTCCTTCGCAGGAGCAGGGATGGCCAATGTTTTCAGACAATCCAAGCTTTGGCGTTGCACACGTTGGAGCTGATTCTGTAAATCTTGTCAGGGCTGTAATATTTGCCGCCTCTGGTTCAAGAGTCCAGATATTCAACTACAACGAATCTTACTCTCCAACTGCAGACGATAAGGCTTTCCTCGGCCCTGAGGACGGCTCAACAACTTCTCTGAAGTTCAAGATTGCAATATCTTCTTCTGATGCTTCTTATCAGTCTACCGTAATAACTGATGGCCAGGCCGGTGTCAAGATACTCACTGCCTCTCTCGATCCAAGAGACGAAGCTTATCTTGCAAAGGTTCTCAATACAGATCCTGATCTCTTCTCTGAAAAGAAGCACCTACTCTATCTTGACTTCGCAGTCGACAAGGAGCTGGCTCCAGCATCTGCAGGCGGCGCAGGGTCTGAGACTGTGGCAGTCCTCTCTGGTTCAGGAGCTTTCCTTGATAAGTTTGGAAGGTATGACACCAGATACACTACCCCAAGGACTTCTGCATTTATTTCACAGCCATTTGGAAAGTTCGAATACGATCTCTTCCACTTCGAGTCTATCTCTGATGGCGCTTGGTCGAATGATAAGATAAAGGTTTCGATCGCAAACATCATTGCTTCGACAGATAAGACCAATCCATACGGAACTTTCGATGTTTTAGTTCGTGAATTTGGCGATGACGATATCGATCCAAAGACGATAGAGCGCTACAGCAAGTGCTCGCTTGATCCAAATTCTGATAACTACGTTGCCAAGATGGTTGGAGACAAGAAGGTCTACTACAACCACGATGCAGACGTCTCTGCAGAGCGTCGTTTGGTCATCTCTGGAAAGTATCCAAATCGTTCGCAGAGAATAAGAATTGTTATGAATTCTGCCCTCGAGGCCGGTGAGGTTCCAGCTGAGGCACTTCCATTCGGTTTCCGCGGCATACCAGTGCTGAAGACCAATGATTCTCTGTATGATGGAACTGGCGACCTCTCGTTCGATGGTCTTACTTTCTCTTCAGGAAATCGTCTGGTTGGCAAGGGAGTTACAAGCGGACTGACTGGATCTCTTCTTCCACCACTGCCACTTCGCTTCAAGGTCACCCGCGGTGAGGTCTCTTCTACGGACTTTAACGTTGGAGCTCCAGGCCCTAATGAGAGAGCTGATGCAAGGTTCTTCTGGGGTGTTGTTGGAACCTCTGTCCCATCTACTGGTTCACTAACCAACGCAATCTTGAATTCAAACGCAGGAACTCTTGATAACTCTCTGGTCTCTGCTTATACCAAGTTCCAGGGAATTGCTAAGCAGGACGTCCTGGTCACTGGTTCTGCTGCAGACGTATTCAATGCTAACAAATTCACTCTTGCAAGAGTTGCATTCTCCAACACCTCATTCACTGATGTGACTGGAACTGCTGAAGCTCATATGAGAGAGTCGGCATACATCAGGAATGGTCTGCCAAACGGAACTGATTACAGAATACCATATGGCGCAAGCTCAAGAGTTACTCTTGGAACTCTTATTGCATCTTCTTCGGTAGTCTTCAACCGCTTTACAAACTACGCTAAATTCACCAACGTCTTCTACGGCGGCTTCGACGGTCTCAATATTCTCGACAGAGACAATCGCAAGATGAATGACCGCGCTTCCTCTGCAGAGACTTCTGGCAATGGAAATGGAAAGGCTCTTGGCTACATCGAGGCTGGCCTCACTGTAAATGCAGCTGGCGAGGGAACAGAGAACAATATCGTTTCTTCCTATCGCTCTGCAGTGGACATTATGACAGATGCATTCTCTTCTAATGTCAATATCCTTGCAATACCAGGAATAAGAGAGCCTCTGGTTACCAACTATGCTTCTGATAAGGTCCGTGACTATTCTCTTGCACTCTATCTCCAGGATATCGCAAGCTATGACGATAACGGAAATAGAGTTTGGGATGATACTGCCAATCGTCCTTCCATCAGATACACCACAGAGACTTTTGTTGGAAGAAATATAGACAACAACTATGCAGCAACTTACTTCCCAGATGTGTTCATTGAAGATCCATCTAATTTCCGCAGGGTCAAGGTTGCTCCATCTATTGCTGCTCTTGGAGCAATAGGATTTAACGACAAGGTCTCTTATCCTTGGTTTGCTCCTGCAGGTTTCAATAGGGCCGCTCTTGATTTCGTTACAAATGTTCATGTAAGATTGAACAACAGCGATAGGGACGTCCTACAGGATGCAAGAATTAATCCAATCGCAACTTTCCCAAATACAGGATACGTAATCTTCGGTCAAAAGACACTGCAGCTTGCTAAGTCCGCTCTGGACCGTGTCAATGTTCGTCGTCTTCTCCTCGAAGTGAAGCGTATCGTAGCGGATATTGCAAATCGCCAGCTGCTCTTCGAGCAGAACACAGTTGCAACCCGCCAGAAGTTTGTCAACTCTGTTATTCCTCAGCTTGCTCTAATCCAGGCTCAGTCTGGAATAGAGCGCTTCAGAGTAGTAATGGACGAGACTAATAACACGACAGCTGATGCTGATGCAAATAGAGTTAATGGCAGAATAGTTATCGTCCCAACAAGGGTGATAGAATTTATCGCAATAGACTTTATCATCACTAATGCTGGCGTCGAGTTCGTGTAATAGTTAGAGGTTAATAGGAGCTTCAATATGGCTGAGCTGACGTTTAAGAGTGCAGGAGTTGGGCTGAGAGAGATAGACCTGTCTGGTCCAACGAGCGTTCGCCCCGTTGGCACTCCTGCAGGCGTCATAGGCACTGCAAACAGGGGTCCCGCTTTCGTTCCAGTTCTGGTGGCAAATTATCAAGATTTCGCCAGCAAGTTTGGAACTACAGACGGCGAAAAGTATGGTCCGCTGGCAATGTATGAGTGGCTGAAAAACACTCAGGCTGGCGTGTATGTGAGAGTTCTTGGCGCTGGTGATGGAAAGAAGAGAGTTTCTTCTGGACTCAACGTCGGCAAGGTGAACAATGCTGGCTTCGTTGTTGGCGATGAAATTGTCCAGGACAGCGGAAACTTTGATCCAAATCCTTTCGCTGTAGGAAGCTACTCAGGAAGAGTTCATTTCCTCGGCTGCTACATGTCAGAGTCTGCAGGTTCCACCTACTTCTCCGAAGCAGGAATACAGACCTCGCCAAAGGCAGTTCCTATCGTCCGCGGAGTTCTAATGACTCCATCGGGCGTCCTTGCTACGCTCTCAGCTTCCAGCGGAGATAACTTTCTTCCTTCCACTTCAGCTGCGGCTTCCTTGGTTGGATTTGCAACTGGAACTATGGATATCAGCTCTGGTAAGCAGGAATTCGTCCTCTTCCTTTCTGGCCACATTTCAACTGATACTCACAAGAATACGATATCGGCATCTTTTGATCCAACTTCTACCAATTACTTTGGAAGAATATTCAATACCGATATGACTAAGATTGAGGAAGCTGGTCACGTCCTCTACACGGAGTATCCAGTCTATTCTCAGTATGCAATACCAACTGGCTCTGATCTTACTTCGATAGGATCTTGGGCACAGCCAAGCTCTCTGCAGGATATCGCATTCTGCTTGACTTCAGCTCTTACTCAGAACTCTGGCTCCACTGTGGTGCCAAACTACGAGGGATTTGAAGATAGATTCCAGACAGCATTCTCACCATGGGTTATCTCGCAGAACTTCGGCGGCGACCACTACAACCTCTTCAAGGTCCATGCTCTTGATGATGGCGCTTGGGCAAATACAAAGGTGAAAGTATCTGTTAGAAACCTAACTCCTTCCACAGACCCAACTTCTCTGTTTGGAACTTTTGATATCTTTGTCCGCGACTTCAACGACACTGACGAGAATCCAATAGTTCTCGAGACTTTCGTCGGTCTCAGCATTAATCCAAATTCTGAGAGGTTCGTTGCAAGGGCAATTGGAGATATGCACACATTCTACGAGTTCGACCGTGAAGCCGGTGCCCAGAAGCTCGTTATGGATGGACTGTATCCAAACGTCTCTACATACATCAGAATAGAAGTTTCTGATGATGTAATCAACACTGAGGTTCCTGGAGATTCTCTACCATTCGGCTTCCGCGGTCACTATCACCTTGTGACATCAGGCTCAAGCTTCTTGGCAGCAGCTGGTGAGAACGCCGATCTGATTGGAGCAATCCAGCCTCCTGTTCCATTCAGGCGCAAGATAACTCTCGGCCAGGGAAGCGGAATCAGAACTACTCCATACTTCCACTGGGGTGTTCAGTTCGAAGTGAACGATTCTACAGCTGAGCCAAATAAGAACAACTATGCCGATATGGGACCAGCTTCTCTAACCAAGTATTTTGCAACTTACCACACTGATTTTGCAAATCCTTGGGTTGGAGATAACACCTCCACTCCAGATTCTAATGGAACTGTCTACGATTCGGATAGATTCAACAACAACTTGTTCAGCCTCGAGCAGGTTCAGGTCTACACCAACTCCTTCAGCCTACCAGATCCAAATCTTTGGACATCTGCATCATACTCCAGAGACGGCGTCCTCTCTTCTGGATTTGACCGCTTCTTGCAGACTTCTGACCTTAAAGATTCTACAACAAGAGCCTTCGCTAAATTCACTTTCCCACTTCAGGGTGGTTTCGATGGACTCAACTCCTTCGATTCTGAGCGCTCAAAGCTCACCAACCTTGCAGCAAAGAGAGAGATGGATTACACTGCTGACCAGGGCGGCCCGCTTGGACCAACTGTAGCAGCTTATCGCAAGGCTGCTGATATTCTGGGCGAGCGCGATGATGTTGATATTCAGCTCCTCGTCGCCCCAGGCATGAGAGAGCCAGGTGTCACAAACTACCTAATCGATTCTGTCGAGAACAGGTTCGATGCTCTCTACATCATGGATATTCCTGAATACAACAATTCAGGCGTGGTAATTACTGGTTCTGATACGCCTTCTGTAACACAGACTGCAAACAATCACTCAAATAGAGTCTTGGATACTTCGTTTGCAGCTGCATACTATCCAGACGTTGTCATGACAGACCCTTCCACGCAGACCAATCTGGTTGTTCCACCATCTGTCGCAGTTCTCGGGGCTTTTGCACTCAATGATAAGATTGCATATCCCTGGTTTGCTCCAGCAGGCTTCACCCGCGGCGCTCTCTCAAGCGTTGTTGAGGCTCAAGTGAAGCTCAACAGGACCAACCTTGATACTCTCTACTCTGCTAACATCAACCCAATTACTACTATTCCAGGACAGCCATCTCCAATAGTCTACGGTCAAAAGACTCTTCTTGCAAGGTCTTCTGCTCTCGACAGGGTGAATGTCCGCCGCCTGCTTATTGAAATTCGTCGCAGAGTTCGCTCTGTGGCAAACACATTCCTCTTCGAGCCAAATAGGGAATCTACCCTGTCGCGCTTCTCAGGGCTGGTTAATCCAATCCTGAAGCAAATTCAGGCCCAACAGGGCGTCGAGAGGTTTAGGGTCATTATCGATACTTCGACAACGACCCAGGCTGATGTGGAGAACAATACTGTCAGGGGAAGAATTTACGTTCAACCAACAAAGTCTATCGAATTCGTTTCTCTGGATTTTGTGGTTTCTAACGCTGGCGCTTCAATCTGAAATCACGAGCAAGATATTTAGGAATTAGGAGAATTTAATATGGCAGAGACACTTGCAGTAAGCGATATGCTCCCAAATCGCTTCGAGCCAAAGAGGAAGTTTCGCTGGGTCCTCTCTATCGAGGGAGTCGATGCCTTCCTCGTGAAGGGTGCGGCCCGTCCACAGGTTGACATTGGTTCAACTGAAATCCACTGGATTAATACCGTTCGATACGTTGCCGGCAAGGCAAAGTTCGGAACCATGAGCATCACCCTGTATGACCCAATTGCTCCATCTGGCGCACAGCAGGTCATGGAGTGGATTCGCACTCACTATGAGTCCGTATCGGGCCGCTCTGGTTATGCAGACTTCTACAAGAGAGACATCCAGCTGAAGATGCTTGACCCAGTTGGAACCGTTGTAGAACTCTGGGATATCAAAGGCGCTCAGATAACTCAGGCCAACTTCAACGACCTGAGCTATGACGGTGAAGAAGCACAGGAAATTGCTCTCACCATCCAGCCAGACAACTGCATATTGCAATACTGAGCTATAACAGTTCGAACTGGAGCGTTGAACTTATGCCAAGCGGTTTTACTGCTTGGCATTTGTTTTTTCTTGTCTACGTTGTAGTTCCATATCAAAGCAAGATACAGGAATCGCGATACTCATCTCGAGCAATTAACAGGTTATCAGTTATCTTGTTATGAATTTGAAGTGAGAGTTTAACTTTTACGTAACAGGTTTAAATTATTAGTAGTCACAAAGAGGTGTATGATTGTCTAATCGTCGTGAAGGTAATCAGGTGTTTGGTGCTGGCGCTCCTCCTGTTGGAGTTCAGACACGAGATGTTATGAAGGATGATTTTGGTTTTGAAATCCCAGTTGAGTCTGTCCCTCTTCCATCAGGCGGCGCCATTTATTCACAAGATAGTGCTCTACACAATGCGAAGACCATTGATATTAGAGCTATGACAGCAAGAGAAGAGGACATCCTCACCTCTCGAGCCCTTATCAAGAAGGGAACTGTAATATCGAGCCTCCTCCAGTCCTGCATTGTTGAGAAGGGTGTTGAGCCAAGCAAGATGATTGTTGGCGACAGAAATGCTGTCATGATTGCTCTTCGCATCACTGGCTATGGAAGCGAGTATGAGGGAGAAGTCGATTGTCCATCTTGCGGAGCAAAGTCAAAGCAGTCTTTTGACCTCTCTTCTCTTTCAATCAAGCCCCTGCAGATAGAACCAGCCCGACCAGGCGAGAATGTCTTTGAATTCTTCTTGCCAGTCAGTAAGAAGACAGTTCAGTTTAAGTTCCTCACTGGAGCTGACGAGGAAGAGATTCTTGTCATGCAGGAGAGGAAGAAGAAGCTGGGTGGAAATGCTGATAGCTTTGTTACCACCAGGCTCCATTTTGCTCTTGTCTCTGTAGATGGAAAGACTGACCGCTCTCTAATTGCTTCTTTCGTTCGATCGATGCCAGCTCGAGACTCTCTTGCTCTTCGAACTTTCATTGATGAGAATGAGCCTGGCGTAGATATGAGCGTTGAATTTGAGTGTCCGTCATGCGGCGAGACAAGCGAGGTGTCGATGCCAATCGGAGCCACGTTTTTTTGGCCTAACTCCAAGTGATAGAGAGAGATTCTTAGAGGACACCTTTGCTCTCATGTATTACATGGGATTTTCCTACTGGGAGTGTTACAACATCCCAGTTCAATACAGAGAGTGGTTCAAAAGACGGCTTCTCGATGAGATTAAAAAATCCCGTGAAAAGGGTGATTCCTCATCGAGAGCCGCTCACGATAATACACCTGAGCAAAGGGCCCTCACAGATAAATCAAGGGCAGATACTCCAGCTCGACTGAGACGTTTCACATAGTTATCTTCAGGAGTGTGAGCTATGGATAACTCTACAAAAAAGTCTATTGTCGAATATGTTCTTGGAATGAGGGAAGAGCTTATTCTTGAGGGTGAGCCCGCCCTCATTTCAGTCACAGCATCGGCTGTTGAGGCTTCAAAGAGCCTCTATGTTGCCCTAAACGAGGGAAGAAACATAGAAGAAATCAAAGAAGCCCTCCAGAAGAAGAAGAAAGCTGTTGACCGCTGGAATTCCTACACCAATAAGAATTGGGATATCTAAAATTTATGGCCTGAAGCTCATGCTTTGGTATTATTTATTTCAGGAGAGCATGAGCCTTGGCTGAAGATACTCCATCGGGTGGTAGCCCGCCGTCTGGTTCTTCAAAGGGACCTTCAAAAGAAAGCATTGACATAGCTTCTAAGCTAACTCAGGCTCTTTCTGAAGCTCTTCTTAAAAACAAGTCTCTCAATTCAGAGTTTGAAAAGTCACAAAGCCTTCTTACAGCTTTAGGATCTTCAGGAGCAAAATCCTTCAAGGGCCTTAATACTTCTATGGGCCTAGCCGGAGCTGTGCTAAAAGGACTAACTGGTACCGTAAAAGCTTTCGGAAAAGCCTTCTCAGCCGCTCTTGAGACTGCCAAGAGACAGATAACGATGGCATCTAATGCTTTCTCCTTCTTTGGGAGGACAATCATTGGTGTCGGTCGCTCGTTTCTGTCTTTTCCAATGGCCTTGTTTGCAACAATAGCAAACAAAGCAGCTGAGCTCTTAAATGGATCAACTGCACTCCGACAGGCCTATGAAAATGTTCGAAAAACTTTCGGCGACCTCTCAAAGAATGAATCTAAATCTGTCTTAACATCATTCAAGCAGCTCAGAGCCAGCTCAAGCAGCCTGGGTGGTTCAACTCTGTCTTTGAGTAGAATCTATGGATATGGGCCAGATGGATTAGCAAAGGCCCTTGAAGAGCTCACAGAGACAGCCCATGCAATGGGTCCAGTATTCGGTCTTCTCAAGAAATCGTTTGAGACGAATGCAGATGACCTCCTAATCTATCAGAAGGGATTGGGACTCACTGCTGAGCAGATGAAGTCTTTCGGTTCGATAGCAATCGCAACTGGAACACCTCTTGAAGACCTGCTCAAAGAGACAGGAAATCTCGCCCTCCAGATGGGAGATAAGTTTGGAATCTCTTCTAAGGAGCTTGGAAGAGATCTGGGCTACATGACCCAGAATATGGGCAAGTTTGGCTCCATGACAAAGACCCAGATGGTCACATCTACGGTCTTCACCAGAAAGTTAGGCCTTGAAATAAAAGAACTCGAAGGCCTGATATCAAAATTTGATGACTTTGAATCTACCGCGGAAGGAGCATCACGACTGGCGCAAGCCTTTGGAATGAATGTTGATGCTCTTGAAATGATGAAAGAGCAGGACCCAGCCAAGAGGCTGGATATGCTCAGAAAGTCTTTTGCCGCCACTGGAAAATCAATAGAAAACATGAGCCGCCAAGAGCGCGCTCTCCTTGCAGAGACATCAGGACTGGATGAGAACACAGTTGCTCTTGCTCTCTCTACGAAAAACATGGGCCTCTCTTATGATCAAGTCCAGAAAGAGGCCGAGAAATCCAACAAGAAGCAGAAATCTCAGGCCGAGATTATGCAGGGACTCTCTGAAAATATTGAGAGGTTCGTAGAGTCCATCCAGCACTCAGGAAGCTTCCTCACTCAATTCTTGAACGGTTTTATGAGAGGCATTTCTCGTTCAAAGGTATTCAGAGAAGCACTGCATGATATGGCCACTGCCCTGCGCGCAGTCTATCAATTTGGAATAAAGGTCGGTGAAGTCTTTGTGACCGCATTCCCAGGCGTTGAGGGCATGATTAGGTCAATTGGCAACTTTGTCAAGCTGATAACTACGGCATCAAAGACTGGTAGTGGAGCCATATCTGGTTTCTTTGAGGCCTTCTCAACCGCTGAGGGAGCAAAGAGAAAAGTAAGCGAGCTCTTTGACTTGTTCATGGGGGTCGGCGTCCAAGCTGGTGGGCCTCTCAGTGAATTCAATAAATCATACACAGAATTTTTAAATGGCATAGCGAACGGAATTGCTGCCATAATTCCAAAAATAGCAGATGAATTAGTTGAAGCAATAAACGAAACAATTAACTCTTTAGATGCTGCTTTTGCTGCCTTTGGCGATGAAGCAAAAAGCAAAGCCATAAGTCCAGGGGCAAGAATACTCTTCTCGCTATTTGAAGGCATAACAAAAGTTGTTCCAAAACTGATAGAGCTCGTCGGTGCAGTTTTGCTGAAGCTATTCACAAATGAGAAGACGAGAGGTTACATGATAACTGGGGCTATTGGTCTATTTGGTTTCATTGCTGGTCCTACAGTTGTATCATTTGCAACAACTTTGCTCGGTGGTCTGTTTAGTGCAGTTATTTCTGCAGCGCTGACTGCAGTAGCTACAGGTGGTACTGCAGCAGCTGGCGGTACTGGCATTTTGGCTACACTTGGAGCAGCTCTTACTAATCCCGTTGGATGGGCTTTAATAGCTGCAGGAATCATGACTGCATTGGGTTTTGCCTTAAGCGCTGCTTTAAAAACAGTTGGAAAAGATAGATACTCAGAATTCATGTCTTATCTTTTTGGTGGTGGGGAAGACATTAAGAGGTATTTTGAAATTCAATATGTTTTTCTGATGGATCAACTCAATATATTCACATCAGGAATCCAAAATTTCTTTGGAGGGATTAAAGATGTTGCAGTAGGATTTATGAAAATTTTTGTAGGAATTTTTGAACTAAATCCTGAGAAATTTTTAGAAGGAATTGGAGCAAGTTTAAAAGGTGTCGCCCGTATAGTAATTGGAACATTAGAAGTTTTGGCTGCTAACATTCCTGGTTCAGGATGGTTGTTTAGAAAACTAAAAGAGGCTGCTAGCTTGACACCTGAAGAAGGCAAAGAAATTTCTAAAGGAAATGCAGCTGCTCTTGAAGAAGCCGCTGTTACTCCACCTACCCCAGCAGCTAATCCTCCACCTACCGGAAAGGGTTTTGGAGATATGTTTTCACTGCCAAAGGACAACTCTCTTTTTGGACAATCCAGGGCAGTCATAGAAGTTGGAGAAGAGTCTAGAAAGCTCAAGAAAGCAGCCCAGGCCCTTTCTGATGCTGAACTCCAAGAGCATTTGTTCAATGCTCAAGCAGGAATAGGCTCACTTGATGGATTGTATTCAAGACTTTCAACATCCTCTTTCTTTGCAAACTATGAAGAGATTGGAAACAAGTTCTCCGGGATAACGACTGCTCTTGCAGAAGTATCTTCAGGAAATTTTGGAACAATCGCAAAAGAGGCTGCAAAAGACATCGTTAAGATGAATGATGCTCTTTCAAGCCTTGACCCAGTCAAGATGGATGCGACTTTGGACCGCCTTGGTGAAAATCTCTCGTTTAAGAATGAGGTCCTGAACCTCGAAAGAAAGCCAGTCGTTGTGAATATCGACCTAAAACTCTCAATAAAGGCTGAGGAATTCGTAAAAGACTACGAAAAAGTGAAGTCTAATATGATTCTAAGGGGAGAAAAAATAACAGGCACCGCCTGATTGAGTAAGATTGTCTTAATTTCATCTGGAATTTTCAATGTCTGAATCATTCAATATCTACGGCAAAGTGATGGAAATGGAAGAAGTCTCCAGGTCCCTTAAGGCTCTCACGCCTGAAGAAAGAGAGAAAGTTGAGAAATACATCAAGAACCTCTCACATGTGGCTGAGAGAGCAATTTTCAATGTCTCTTCTGCGGTGGGGAATTCAAATTTCACAAAGGAAGAGCTGGAAAGGGTCGTCAAAGAGTATTCTGGTAAGAAGGAGTAGAGGTGGGATACAATTCAAAGCTGTATAGGATAGACCCTGATACAGGAGACATCCTTCCAATAGCTAAAACAACTCTTGCTGACTACCTCTCAGAGAGGACTTCCAAGAAAGATGGAGCTGCCACTGCCATAACTGGTGGCCCTGACGAATACACATACAATCCTCCTCAGCCCAACGCTTTTCCTATCTCCCCACCCGTCAAGGACATAGGCGCAAGTCTAATTACTGACCCGACTTCTAATGAACAGCAGACATTCGTCCAGAGCCAGTATGAGCTCAACCAGCTTGGAAAGAGCCAAGATTTTGATTCTGCAAAAATTGTCCCCCAGGAGTATGAGCCACGCGCTGATGTCCATCGAGTTCTGAAGGAAGTAGTCACTACAGGACAGTCTCCAAACCCTCTATCGAATGAGCTTCAAAAGCAAGTTGGAATTGTCCTCTCAAGGAACAGGTTCTCTTCTTCGAAGAAGTATGCAAATGGCGAAGATTCTCAGCCACAGCTCACAGCAGTTCCACTGCCATTCGGAAAATCTACAACAGAGCAGTATCCAAGCGAGCAGCCTGTCTCAAGAAAAGTCAATGGAATAGAGTATCAATCGATATTCGATGAAATGAGAGAGGAGGGAATAAGGTCTCTGCTGGCAGGCTCTGGAGTGTCAATAAATAATGTAGAGAGACCGTCAAGCTTTAATACAGATGACGCTACGAAGTCCGTCCTCACCTCACCGTCTTCCTTTGGCGTCTCGAAGATTGATACTGATGATATGAGGGCAGAACGCTCAGTTCAATCCACTGAGAGGTTGCAGCTCAGTCCGCTCTCTGCAGAGCAGCTTCCAAATACCCCAGACAATCTTGACTCCAGATACACGCAAAAGAGCTATGGTGTATTGAATAATCCATCTGCGCCGTTCGATGGAGCTCTTCCAGTCTCTATGATAGCCCTTACGACCCTCCTCCTTGCTTCAGCGACGGTCATAGTTGTTGCAACCTCCCTTCTCTTCTCACTCATCACAAAGGCTCTTAGGCGACCAAATTTCGAGGCTGGTGAGAGCGGCATTCTTGGTTCTGAAAGGATTGCAACGAGCGGCTTCATCGATGAGACTTCAACATTCTTTGCAAATCTTCTTGGAATAATGCAGCCATATGATGCAGGTTTCCCTGCGTATTTCAAGGCAGCCAGAGACGGAATCTTGGCTTTCACTGGTGTAGATGCTGGCCTTGGCGGAACAGGATTTGTGTTTAACCTCTTGGGAAGCGCTGGATACTACAATGTAATGATAAGAAATATTGGGAGGAATCTCGATATTGTTGCTGATTCCACCGAAAGCGGCGGCGGCGTCTTGGGCGGCCTTCAGGCAGTAGCTGCCTTCATAATGGCCCTGAAGAACAGCAAGCTCATTAGATTCGTAGATACTATGGCAAGGATTGGAATCGTCCTCTCTCAACAGAGCGAAGCTGAAGACCAAGTAGATAGAATTCAGCCTTCTGATATCAACACTAAGGGAACAGATGACGATTTCAAGAACCAAGCTCAGAATAGAATTGGTCGTTCAAAAGCGAGATTGGGCAGCCGAGAGCTCAGCTGGTCTCACTCTGGAGCTGCAATAGGTGGTTCTGGGGCTCTCATACCAGAAAATACACGGTATTCAATGCTGTCATATGCGGAAGGCCTAACAACCTCAGTTGCAAAGCTTAAAGCTTCTCTTGACCCGTATGGAAACAAGAAATTTAATTCTTCTCGACTCGAGCCCAGTGAAGTTGTTGAAATAGAAGATAGATTAGAGTCTGAATACGTTCCATTCTACCTTCAAGACCTGAGAACGAATGAGATATTCAACTTCCACGCCTTTCTTCAGGACCTGCAAGATGGATACACTGCAGAGTGGAGCACGGTAGATTCATACGGTAGAATGGACCCTGTCCAAATCTACAAGGGAACTAAGAGGGCAATCAGTTTTTCTTTTATGTTGGTTGCGACTTCGCCAGATGACTTTGATAGAATGTGGTGGACTATCAATAGACTTACAATGATGGTCTATCCCCAGTGGTCAGCCGGTGAAGAATTGAAGAGCTCAGATGGCTCCTACACTTTCAGGCAGCCATTTTCACAAATACCAACTTCTTCCCCACTCGTTAGAGTTAGAATCGGAGAGCTTATCCACTCAAACTATTCAAGGTTCAATCTTGCAAGAATATTTGGATTAGGACAAAATTCGCAATCTGATTCAACAAATAAAAATCTTGAAGTTGCCGGTTCTTCTCCGCCCAGCACAATAGACCTTTTTGATAAAGAAGTAGAACTAAATTTGAAAAATTCTACAGGAGGAACAACAGCAGAAATACTGACTCTTAAATTTTCGAACTCCAGCGTTGCAATAAACACAGAATCAAAATACCAAATATTCAAGACGACAGAAATTACTGATGCACTTGCCAACGGTTCGAAGAAAAAGAGCCAGCTAACTGCTGGGGTGACTGGAAAAATTCAATTTTTCTTGGGAAGTCAAGAACAAATTACAGGAAAAGGTTCGAGCGTTTCTTCGCAGGGAGGGTTCCAGTGCCTTGTGAAGTTGGACTCACCAATAAAAGTGAAGACAATTTTTAGCGGCGGTAGTGAAGACTCATATGATTATGCTTTAGTTCCTGTTTCGAGCTTAATGTTTGATGATGATGAGGCAAGAGCAACTCTTGAGGGTAATTCAATACTTCTCTTTGGAGATATTCAAACAGTTCCGTCTATTGTTAGGCAAGAATTTGGAAGTCCATATGAAATCTTAGCGAGCAATTCAAAAAATCCTGTAGTTAAAAGCTTTGAATCTTCTCAGGGCCGCGGCCTTGCCGGAGCAATAACAAGCCTCACCTACGAGTGGCTCAATGAGGGCTACACTTGGGAAACTACTCAAGGAAGAAGGGCGCCTAAGGTCTGCAAAGTGTCAATTAACTTCTCTCCAATCCACGACATCCCAATGGGCCTCGATTCAGATGGATTTGCAAGGGCTGTTCCATATCCAGTCGGCTCTCCAACCAGGGCAGCTTTTTTCCCTGAGCTTTACGAAAACGATGAGAAGCTAAAGTAAGGAAATAAAATGCCAAGATATTCGAATGCAAGCCTCATAAAGGGCGCAACATTAAAAAACTCATCTTCTCGGGCTTTTGATGTCCGGGCTGCTGTTAAAAATGGAAACATAAATTTTTCAGAAATTACCCTGCAAGAGACGCAGAGGTTGGATATCCTTGCTGGCATCTACTACGGAGATTCAACACTGTGGTGGGCAATTGCCGCGGCAAGTGATATTGGATGGTCTCTGCAGGTCCCACCAGGGACCCTCATAAGAATTCCACAAGAAAAAGATTTGAGGAAAATAATCTAAAATGGCAAAATCAGTAGGCGAAGAAACCCGTCTTGCAATCGAAAATTTGAGTCCATTTATCCCTGCCTATGGAAGACATGCCATCATACAGAGGCTACTAGAAAAATATCAGTCACCCTCAACTGAGACTGAAAGCAGCGTTTCAAAAGCATATCATGATATTGCAATGAAACTGTATGAAATAGTAGAGGGTGGATACTATGCAGATGATATCATAAAAGATCTAATCGAATCTTACAAAGGCGCAGACCAAGCTGTTGTCCAAGACATACGAGGCTTCACAAGATTTACTGTAGTAGATAATTCTGCTTATAGTAATATCGATATTCTAAATCAGCGAGGAACCCTTGAAGACATTAATCTCGGGAAGGAAGCGGGGCTTAATACTTCTGTGAGTAGCCCTACTAGGGAAAGTTCAAACTTAGTCGCAATAGAGATGATGGACCCTGACCTTGGTCTGGCTGCAAGAGACTCTTCAAGTGTATCAATATTTACTTCTCTAATTCCAACTCTTGAGCTCTCAAGATGCATTCCATACATAAACGTTAGACTTACAACGAGCGGTTCAAACTCTGAAGAAAATACGCTGGTAACAAGGCCATCCCTATCGACATTTTTGAGAGGGTTTGGAAGCAAGCTGACCCCAGGCGAAGTCGGAAATCTTGGATATTCTTCCTATGTTGGAGAAAATTATGAGACTCATCCATCTTCCATGGAAATATTTCTCTCTCCTCAGACAATGACTCCATCTCCAGACAGCCAAGCTTTCTCTGAGAGGGGAAATGTGCCTATAGTTCTTGATAGATTTAGGCCCTTCATGTCTCTCAAGGGATTGAGCTTCTCTGTTGTCCCCAGCAAGGGTTTCATGTCATATAAGTCTGGTAAGATGGAAATCACGCTTCATGACAGGAGCAGGCTGAGAGAGATTTCCTCCTTAGTCACGCCAGGCATCTATCAAGAGACTGAATTCGACATTGAATACGGATGGTCTCATCCTGAGGGAGACAGCTCAAAAAATTCTTTTGGAGCTTTTCTCAACGGTCTAAAGGTGAGAGAAAAGTATGGGGTGGTAAATTCAACTTTTTCGTTCGGAGATTCAGGTCAAGTTGATATCTCTGTAAACATTGCAATGAAAGGAGCTAAGACTGTTGAAAGTGTCGACATCTCTGGAAGAGAGAGCCTCACAAAAGAGTTAGACGGAATTATTTCTGAGCTATCTGAGAGAATGAACAGCGGAGATCTTGGTAATTCTGATAGGCAAGCCAGCATCTTTGGAGAGACAATTATTGAAGCAATATCTACTTCTGATAATTCAGTATCTTTAAGCGCAGAGAAAGTGAAAGAAATAAGAAGTAGAATTGCCAAATTAGAAAAATCTAAAGTTTCAGAAGAAATTATTGGTCCGCTTCGTTCAGTCTTTGGAGAAGGTGGAAAGATTGATGAAAATCAGAAGTGCGTTGATGAACTAATTCGAAGTTCTTTTGAAGACGTAAGAAAGAAAGAGCTATTTCCATTCTGCAACGAAAGTTCAAGAAACAAGATACCAAAGCTTACTCAGGGCACAGTTTCATTTGGAAATCTTCTCCTCCACTTCATAGGAAAGCCCCTAGCCAAAACAAGACAATTTGAAGAAGTTCAATTTATTTTTCATCCAATGAATCACAAGGCTTCTTGGATGAGAAATCTCAGCATAGCAAAATTTCCAATAGACATCTCTGGACAAGATGTAGGTTTTGAAAAGAGGCTAAAAGAATTTTTGAAAGAAAATCTAAAGATGAGTTCAGCCCAATTCTTTAATTTTCTTTCAAGCGAATTTATTTCAGATCCCTCTGCTTCAGCTTATGGAATGCACGACTTTTTTGAACAGAAGCTCGATGCTGATGGAAATCCAACTGGAGAGTATGAGAAGAAAGAGCAGTACGAAGGAGCAGATGGAATAGATGAAGAAGAAAAGCGGCTGGAA